TGACGTTGTCGCCTGATAGTTCAGGCTGCCTCCGGTTGCGCTGACGAATTGGCCGAAGCTTGATGTGCCGCCCGAGCCCGCCGGCGTTCCGCTGGTTGTGCCGGCTGCTCCGCCAGCTCCAACTGTAATCTGAACGACTTGGCCTGGAGAAAGGCCTGTCACCAGCTTTCTGGCGTAGCCCCCGCCTGATCCTCCACCGCTAGGCAGGCCGGGAAGCGAAGCGAAGCTTCCCGAGCCACCACCCCATACCTCGACTTCAGCCTGGGTTACTCCGGCTGGAACCGTGAAAGTGCCTGAGCTACTGAATGTCTTCACCCCAGAGCCAAAGCCGGGCTTGAGCGACGGCAACTTCCAGTTCAGGAACGGAGCAGTCGGAAGCGCCGATATGTTGCTGCCGGTAATTGCAGTTTGCCCGTTTGAAACGGTGATCTGATAAAGGCCTATCCATCCGGCATCTGCTGGCGGCGTAGTCTGGCTGCCGGTATTTGCCGGGGCCCCGGCTTTCAACTGTAGTTGGACGCGCTGCGTCCGAACAGTGTTTTGAGCGGCGCCCGAGTTGGACGGCCCACTATACGACTGTGCCGGATTACTGGCGTTATAATATGGCAGGATCACCGGATTGGCGTCAGCTTCCAGAAAGGCCGCTTCCACCAGATAGCTTATCGACTGTCCAACGCTTGAAGGAGCGGTCAGAATGAATGCCGTCGATCCGATGTTTATTCCCATCTTGACCAACGTATCGTTAGTGTCGGCCGGCAACGACCCGTAAGGCAGACTATCAACAGGGCCGATTTGCGTGATGATGCCGGGGCTGATCGTAACGCTCATGGACGCTGGTGTTGTCGGCTGGCACGCCAACCCGTCTACGACGGTGCTGGTCCCAAGCACCGCCTGGGCGAGGAACCCCAGACCGATCATGGCATTTTTGTTGACTGAAAGTAGGTCCGTATCCAACGGGATGGCGCTGGGATAGACAATATTGCGGTCCATGCGGGGTTTCGCTATCTAACTATGATTGAGATCAGGTAATTTGCAGCCAGGCGATCGTGTTGACTGGAAGGAGGCTTGATAAAGTCTTCTGCACGTCCTCGTCGGTCACTTGGCCCGGTAGCAGCGAAAGATCGACATAAGCAATGGAACCTTGACCATATCCTCCGGCACCCGTCGCGTAACCGGCCAACATGCCGACGACCGGCCTCGGCGGACGGGTTACGCTGACGAAGAACTGAAATGGCAGGTTCGGGTTGCCCCAACCGCCGGCGACACCATAAGCCAAACCGGACCATGGAGGCAGCGGGCCATTCGCGAGCGTGGAATACGAGCCGGTATCGCCACATCTCACCGGTTCGAAGATTCGGGGAGCGGCGCCGGTAAGCAACTGCATGCTCGCGCTGATCGCCGAACGGGTGGCCGCCCCGCGAAGCAGGGCTCCGAGAATGCGCGCCCGATAGGATGCGTCTATTTCCCCGCTTTGACGGGTCAGGTCGGATCCAAAAAAGTCCAGGGCGATTAAATCGAGCCAGTTGTCAGTGGCGGTGCTGATACGTGTTTGCAGGATGGCGTACGAGAGCAGACCGTGCAGCCAGACCCAAGGAGTGGCGATACTTGTAAGAATAGCGGTCAGGTTCGCAGCCCGATCGCCGAACCAGCGTTTCGGGAGAGCCGACCGTAATCTCAACACGAAATCCGTAATGTCACCCGTCATTGACGTTCACCGTGACAGTACCAGCCTTGACAACCGTCCGGTTCGGCGGGAGCACATCGGCCATCAGACCATTCAACAAGACGCCTATGACATTTTCCACATCTTGGCCGGCCAGATAGGCGCTTTGAGCCACTCGGGTGGCCGATGCGATCCGGCCAATCGGCAATCCATTAAGGTATTCGGCGACCTGATTTTGAATGGCAGTGACGTATTGTGACGCAACCGCGCCGGGCTTCAAAGTGGCCGTCAGCGATACGTTTACCGGCAACACCAGGGGCGGCAGAACCGCGAATGTCGTGCCGATCGGCCGAACAGAGTCGACGGCCGTGCCAACTGAGGACAGCAGGGTTGCCGGTGGGTAGCCCGATCCGTCATCGACGGTAACGAGAAAAGATCCCACACAGGAGGTTCCGTCGGCTGCGACGTTCTCCTGTATCATGACGTGCAATTCCTGCTGAACATTGGCGATGGCGCTTCGCACGGCCGACAGGGTGGCGCGTGACAGGCTTGCCAAATAATTTTGGAACCTGTTACGAAATGCCTGGTCGCTTTCGGCGTCGATGCCATTGGCGAACGGGTTGCCATTCGTGACCAGGTCGATCCCGGGCAAAGACGTGGCTATGACACTCACAGCGCCTGCCAGGACATTTCCGACGGTACCGCCGGTCGTGCAGGTGACGGGCACATCGGCCGAGCTGACACCGCTTGGGATGACATAGCCGGCCGGCGACGACTGCCATGTCGAAAGGGTCGTATCTTCAGTTACCGAGAAACTGAGCGAGCCGTCCGACGTCTTCACCACAGCGCCGAGCGGTATCAACGCGGCAAGACTGTTGGCGAAGCGGGAAAACGATACCGTTCCGGATGCGGGCGATGCCGGCAGGCGCGTCAGCCCATAGTCCAGCATCCAGGAGTCCAGATCGGGACCGGTAGAGGTTGCCGCTCGCGTTGTCTGTAGCACCTGAAGGATGAGCCATTGCAGCCATAACACCACCGAGGCATTTGCCTCGAAGATGGCGCGGATGACAGATCCCACCGAGACATCGACGAGGGCGGTTGCGGAGCTTTGAAGTGCCGCCCCCATGTCCTCAACGAGCTGGCTGAACGATTTCAGTGATAGATTCATATCCGGTCACCCGGCACTAACGGTAAGCTGGACAGACGAGCCGGAGGACACATCGGAATAGCTGATATTCGCAACCACATATCCATTGGCCGCGTCCGCTACGCTGGCACTGACTTGCGGGGCGGGAGACGAGGCCACTGCGGATTCCAGAGCCATCTGGGTCCTGACTACGGACTCGATGTCTGCCGGCTCCGCGGGCGTCCCCACAAACTGGGCCAAGCCACCTCCGTAATCGAGTTGCCACAGATAGTCGCCGGGATTTGTCAGCAGGCGCCGGTATACGCGTTGGTTGGTCGTGTTCGGCCCGGAGGCCAAAGCCAGGTCGCCCGTGCTCCCAACGCTCAGATCTCCGGCCCATTCCAGAAAGATATCAATCATCGGGATCAAGCCTGATTTGACGGTATGGACGTCGTCCCATTTCCAAGCACGGTATGGGTGTGCGTGTCGTAGGCGGTGCGAAGGGCTGACAGCGAGCCGCGGCTGTCATAAACGTCGCCCTGGACGTGAAGGTCTCCATTCATTCGTATTGTTCCGTCGTTGCAGAGCTTCAGGAAGCTGCCCGTCTTATGCACGAGCCAGAACTCATCCGCCGGTGGCCGGGGGGGCATTTGGCTGCTCGAGAAAGCTCGTCCTATGATGATGCCTTGCTCGATGTCGCCCTGCTGAGGAACCAGCAAAACCTGGTCCCCGGGGTTTGGCGGACAGACCATGCCCCAGCCGTTGCCGACCCACTGAGCCAGTACCGGAAGCCAGCCGGACAGCACGCCATCCGGTTGGATGCTGACCCGAGCGGTTGCGGTCTGGTAGTCGACCGATGTTATCGTGCCGAATTTCACCTGACCCGCGGCATTATCCAGGCTGGAAGCATGCGCCTTAAGCGCGTTCACCAGGTAGTCATTCATGGAGTTTTCTATGTCCCGCTCAAACCTGCGACCGATACAGCCTTTATGGCCTGCCGGGATCCGAAGGTTGAACTGTAAAAGCGTTCGACACTGTCGACAAGATAGAGTCCGTCAAGCACTGACCCCGTTTCGCTGAGGACGATTCCACCTCGCGGTGCAATCTGAGGATTCCATGGCATTTCGACCAGCAGGGTGGTCTGAAGCCGATTGAGCTCGGCTGTGTACCTCGCTGCGGATTGCGTCACCTGTGCCGAGGTAAAGTTCGACGCGGAGAACAGAAACGGCTGGCTGGTCAATCCAACCAACGGCGCGGTCGCGGCACCGCTGCTGCTATCGTAACAAGCCATGTTCTGCGAGTTCCACGACTGCACTCTGGCGGACGCACTGGCTGCCACCAACAGCGAGCGGTTGAAACGCATGCTCTCAACCATACTGGGCGTGACTGGTACGAGCGTAGCTGGGGCGGGCAAGGTCGGCTGGAAAAATAACTGCATGCCCTCAACGAAGACGTCGAATTGACTTTCCCGGGCCAGTTCGACCACAAGATCCCAGTCCGATCTCAAACGGGAGAATTGACCCGTTGATAACCTTGTGTAGCCATCGCCGTAGTAGCGGCCAATAAACCCCGGCGTGGGCGTTACGACCGCGCTAAGTCCGTGACGGCCCGCTATGGTCGCCACCACCTCTGAGGCGGTCTGGTTTACGAAATCGCCTTGCTGGTAGGAGTCAACCATCGACGCGGAAAGGTCACGGCCTTCGATGGCCGCGGTTCCATTGACTGCATCGATATGAACCGAGTCGATCTTGCCAGTGATCAGGCTCGTCGGAGCCTCCCCGGGAGCGCCGCCTGTGAACACTTCCACACAGCCGCTTGTCAGAGCCGCCCATACGGCGATATCGTTCAGGGGGGAGGAGCCCATGGCGAAGGTGAGAGAATAGGTGTCCGCTGAAAAGCAGTTTGTGGACGTTAACGCCGCCCGCAACAGACCAAGTACGGCTGTTCCGTCGATCGTAACCGCTATATTATTTTCGTAGACGGCTGCGTCGGGCATGTTACTGTGGACCAATGCCGTCCGAGAAGACGGAGGAAAAGTCGGGAATAATAATTTGCATCTGTCCCGAAATCATCGGGTCTTTCAGATTATTGGCTCTGGCGATATTGACCCATTGCAAGGCGCTACCGAGCTCGACGGCAGCAATCTCAAATAGGTTTCCGTTTATCGTTGTTATAGTCTTCATTTCGTCCACCTTACGCCCGCAGTCTGGAACCGATACGCCCCACGTAGGCGTTTGCGTTCACCGCAGCCGCCAATGCTCCCGCGGAGGCTACCGTGCTTTGCAACGCGCGCCCGTAACCGGAAACCGCCGCACCGGTTCCAAATGGCGTGGCAAGGACCGCCGATTGGATGGCGATCTGCTGAGCGATCGCAGCCCGGGACGATGCCACCGCGGCAAGTGCTTGTGACTGATCCGACGTTCCCGCCGTCAACGCGTTGGTGGCGGACAGGGTGGCTTGTAGCGATCCTAGCTGAATCGATGTCCCCGACGCGGCCCCAACCGCCTCCGCCAGATCGGCTGACACGAGAGCGCTGAGCGCCAGGCTTTGCAGATCGGCGGCACCGTCCTGATATGCGATCAGGCAGCCGATCTGATATGAAATCCACCACGGGCTGAAATAGTTAGCCATAAATGACTTGACTACAACCTGGTATCTGAATGACTCCCATGTCAACCAGACCACCTCGCCAGTCAGGCGAAGATTATTGATCTCCCGCATTCTCGCTTCGGCCTGAGGACCCGAGAAAGTCCCTCGAAACTGGATATCGCTGTCATCCGGGCCGAGGCGTTCCAGGATACGGGTTCCGCCGGCAAGCGTGTGGATCGTAACCCTGTGACGGCCGCCAAATCGCACAGATGGCGGGACCTCAAAGCTCTGGAGATTTATCGAGCCGATCTGAATCGGTGATTGCTGCATGGCTTAATCCGATCCGATAAAAGAACGCGTTACGCTGAACACTTGCGGCCCTTTTGCTCAGAAAGGTGACACTCGGCTTCGGGGGATCGTAGCTCGGGGGTCCACACCGGTCATACCCGTGGCTGGCCTGGAGAGCGTGCGTTGGAGATGATCGACCGCCCATCGCCCCAGGGCGGACCCATCAAGATGCAACGTGGAACCGCGGAGACTGCTTGAACGGTGTCCATCTCCACTTGCCGCCTGGTTTATTCCAACTGATGTAAACTCGTCCCCTGCCCTAAAACCCTGGCCCGTTTCGGTTTGGTTATCTAACGATCTGTCTATTATCTCAGGTGCCATCGGATTCCACTTATCGCTTGCAACCGGTGGCCGCCAGGGACCCAAATCGTGAAACCCTCCGTTTGCCCGTGAGACAGGAAGGAACGCGGATGTAAGGGCAGGCTCTGTCCCCGGCCGCTGAATCCAGTCAATCGGCGGGTCTTCCGTAATTCGCTGGGCATAAAGCGTATCCGACCCCACCGAAACTGCAGAAGTAGCGGGCGTCAACGCGGCGCTCACATAGGAGTTCGTGCGGCTCAACGCCACCTGCTGTTGCGACGCCACGGCGTTTGTAAACCAGGGCATTTGCGATACCGGCGACAGGCGTGTCAAACCTTTCGCAGCGTCATTCAGAGCGGAATCTCGAGCCTGGTTGCCGATTAATGCCGTAACCCGGTGGCGTTCGCGAGACCGCAGGAAGCGAGCACGCGTGCCTGATAAAAGACCAAGGCGATCTGCCACCGGATCCCCCTCAAGGGTCGCGAATTGCCTTGCCCGATGTCTGGTTAGCACAGGCGCCATTGGATACGCAGGAAACTGCAAGACTTGCCCCAGCGCCAGGAACCAGGCGATCCGCCTTGCGCTGCGCGTAAACCTTGGGCGATCGTCCTGCGACTCGTCCCGATGGGCATCGATCGAAGACATGAAATTCAGCCGGGCTGTTTAGCGCTGGACGGACCATCCGAAAGCCGACCAGTCGAAGGAGTGTCCATCAAGTGTACCTAATGCGATCACGTAAGCCGTCCGGTCGACGGCACTAAGCGAAAAAGCAACGTCAAACGGCACCCCGTTCCGAACGAGGTATAAACAGTCGATCAGGACTGGGTGCCGCGCAAGTTTCCCACCTGTTCCTTTGCGTCGGGAACGTTCATATCTTCATTGAGCAATGTGGTAATCGCCGCGAGACCGTCGTCCCCAAGCCGATCAATGAGGCTCTCGATCTGGGGTTCCGTCGCCGGCGGAGGAACGGGGACGCCGTCGATTTCCAATACGGAAAATGCCAGGCCGGCCATGGACAGCCAGGGACCGTTTTGGGATAGAACCGGACCTGCCGCCTTGAACAGCCGCAGCGTGTCCAAGGCTGTCAGGCGCCGCAACGACAGCTTCCTACCCCGTTTGTCGACGGCCGACAAAGTCTCAAGGGAGGCTTGGACAATCGTCTTTGAGGGGGTCATCAGATGCGTTTCTTTCGCGTCGCGAAGAATTCGAGTTTCTGCTTGACGCTTGCATCGCCTTTCCAGACGCCGGCGCTGGCGAGTTTGAACACTACGCCGTCAAACTGGTAGGTCGATACCGAACCGTCCGTCTCCGTCACGTATTGATAGATCGTCCCGGGTTGATTCCCGGCTCCGTTGTAGAAGCCCTGTTCGATAGCCGAAATGAAATCGTCAAGAGCGGAGGTGCCCCTCTCGACCTCGAAGCTACCCTCCCAGCCTTTCGGCAATTCGGCGCCAAGCTGGCGTCCGTCGAGCCGGTTCACCCGTATCGGCGCGGTCAACTGCCGGCTTTCGAAGCCCGTCACGTGGCTGATATCGACACGCCCGTTTGGTCCCATAACGACCAGTTGGGTGTCGCGGCCGATTGAAAAAGTTGTCAGACCCACTGCATAAGCTCCTAGCTAACCTGACCCGAAGGCAGAGTCTGGCGAGCCACCTGAACGGTCTGTCCGCCTTCGACGTTGACGATGAACCGCTCGTTGATCGCCTGATACTGGATCTGAGCGTCGGACTGGACATATCCCAGACCAGTTCGCGAGGATGGATTGTTGGATGTGTCGCAAATGACGCTGAACGGAACCGAGCCGTCCGTACTGCCGAGCAAGCCCTGCGACAGCATATTGTTCAGAAACGACAACTGGGTCGAGCGGATCTGCGTGAACAGGTTGCTGTTGATGACCTGGCCAACGTATTGACCCATTCCGGCGGCAAGCGTCTCGGCGATATAGTTTGTCAGCCGGGTGTAGTCGTCGCCGTCGATTGCGGGATTCGACGATGTATTGTGTCCGCCGCGAACGCCCCAGTAGGTTCCCCCCGGCTGCGGGTTGCAGATAACATCGATACCTGCCCCCAGCAACACACCGAGATCGGCGGATGAATAAGCCGAGTTCTGCCCGGAGCCAGGCATGCCGGAGCTTTGGCTGCTGATGATGCCGTAGATCGGCTTGTTCAGGCTGGACTGCTCGGGTGACAGGTTGGCCAGACGGCCTGCCGCGAAGCCCTGGGGCGACACCAGCCGGACGGTCAAATTCACTTGGTCTGACCACCACAGCCAGTCGCCGAACAAAAGTTTGGCGGAATAGCTGTCCAGTCCGGCTTCGGCTTTTGTGGCGACCGCGTTTGTGATCGTGTCGCCCGCGGGCGTGGTGAGGATCATATAAATCCCCTCCTGCAATCCGAAACCCGCCTGGGTGCTCCATGTGGTTGGGTCGTCGCAGTCGGCCAACAGGGCAAGCCCGCAGCCCTGTCCCCGCAGGGCATACATCCCTGTACGGGTGGAAAGGTCGGCGCCTATGAGCCGGGCGCTGCCCACGCCCGTTGCGCCATCCGCACCGGGGCTTGCTGAACCAAGCGTGAGGGAAAATGCTGCCGGCGATGCGGTTGTGCCGCCCGCACTGGCGACGATAAGCAGGGAGGGCCCACGTTGCGGCCCCTGACCGGTGTTGACCGCCGCCGCGAGGCCGGTCCAAAAAGCAGCGCCGTTGCCGGTCAGCCCGTTATAGATCTCCGGCTCAAAACCCGGCAGTAATACCGACAATTGCCAGGTATTCGGCTGAGCGCCGGCCCCGAGCGTGATCGTGATGTTGTTGCCCAGGGAACCCGTGTAGATCGCGGTGAAGCTGGCGTTGCAACCGGGCACCACGGAATGAGCTGCCGTGTCGGTGCCATCGGTCACGCGGACGCACCGGAAGTTCTGGGCGCCTTGCTGAATCGCGGTCGCCACCTGCGTGCCCATATCGAACTTCCTGGGCATGAGCGGACCGAATGACTTGGCATAATCGGCCATCGTCGCCACAATGGCGGGTTGATCGACAGGTCCCCACGACGCAGTACCTACAACGCCCACGATGTTCGTTGGGACTCCGTTCAAAACCAGGTTTTGAGGGGGTACAATTTGGACGTAAAGATCCGGAACGATGAGCGATGTCGTATTGACGGCGCCTTGTTGGCTGATCGGCACGGCCTTAACCTTTCAACGCAACGGGTGAGCCAACCCGCGCCACTGATTTCTTATAGTCGGATGCGAGGATTTGGCTAACCTTCGCGGTATCGGCGATTACATCGCCCCGGACAAAACCAAGAAAAGGCTTTGTCACAACAAGATGGATAGTCATGGAGGTACCTAACCGTATGTTATGTTGCCATTGATCGAGGCCGCGCCGAAGATCATGGAAGGCTGCGTCAAGACTGTCACCGTTGGATACTCGGCAACGTAAACCAGGTCCCGCCTGTAGAGCAGGGCATTCTGGGCCTGGTCATGGCTGGCGGTGTTTTTGTAAGTAATCCGCGCGTTCGTGCTGTCCGCCAGGGCAAGGAAGCTCACCTGATTCATTGCGGCATCTATGGCCGCTGCCACCGTATCCCGAACTGAGGGGCTCGGGCACCAACATGCAACCCGAACGTCTTTTTCTTGCCGTCGGCTCTCGAAAGAGCTTGGACAATCAGCAACGGCCCGCGCGACGACAGTACCGGCACCCGGTATCGTTATCGTTGCCCCCTGAACGGACACGATCCGGTCGGCTTGAATCAAAGCAGCCAGGTTGGACGCGATAAGTTCGGCACTGTCGCCGCTTTGGATGCGATACACAAACGGGACCCCATCGACCAAAGCACCAACCACATCCCCTATGGCTGGCGCGCCACCTATCGTGACGTTCGATCCCGTTCCGGTCGCGGTGGTTCCCGGCCGAACCGGCGTATAATGCCACTTCGGGAGATACCGGGTCGTCGTATGCCCCGCGTCGTTGTCTGTCGTAATTGTCACATTGACGACACCGGCGCTGAGATCCGAATTCAACGTCGCCGCGTTTGGCCACCCACGGTAGACCCGGCATAGGACGCCCACGACACTCGATTGAGACGATCCCTCGGGGTACAGGCTGCTCGTAACGCTTTCCGCTATGGCCTCCTCGACGTCGGAAATATCTGCCATCAGGTTGTTGCCATCTTAGCGATGATACGCCAGCCGAGATTGGTGAGTTCCGAGCCTGCGATGACCGCGGTTCGCCCAATGTCATCCGTGATCATATCGCCCGGCAGGAGCAGCACCCCGGCTGGAGCGGGGACAAGAACGTTCCAGTATGGAATGGCCTGGTCGGTCGGAAGATTTACGGCTGTTGTGGAGAACCTGTCTTCGCCCAGCACGCTCGCGGGCCAAAGACCCATTAGCACGGACGAACTATTGGCGGTAAAGCCACCGTAAGGATTAGTCCCCGTTGCGGTTTGCACAGTCGGCCGTGCAACCGAAATCGTCCGATTGGTCATCACACACAGCACCGGTAGCAGTGGTTCTTGCGAAGCTATGAAGAATGTGGAGCTTCCCAAGACCAGATAATCTCCCGCCTTTGTGTAGCTGGCATCGAAGACCCCGTGCCAGAACGCCTGCCCATAGGTGTTCGTTGTGTCCAGGGTTCCCTTTGCGGGAACGAAAGCCGCGGGCAGCCGCAAGAAGCGATTCTCTTTCTTGAGCGGTTCAAAAGCGCCGGCGGGACGAAACGCATTCGCCGTTTGTCCGACGTGGCGCGCCGACAGTCCCAAGCCAAAATACAGGCGGTCCTGGAGCTTAAGGCTGTCCATTGCTTAAACGATCAAAGCAGGTGTGCTGCCACCGGAAAGCGCCGGTCCGGTTGGAACGCCGAGAAAGCCGCACAGGCGGCGGCGCCATTCATCGAGCAGGCGCGTCCTGTCGGCCACTTCGGCCTTGTTCCGCGTCCACATGGCCGCCTGATCCGTGTCGAGATTGGCCCCAGCCGCGGGAACCGCCAGTTCGAGAGCCAGCAAGGCTCCAAGATATCGCCGCGCCACGGCCGTCTCGAACGGCGATAGGTTGGTCATGCGAAATTCCAGCCTTCCGTAGACCTGAAAGAACCGCCACGCTTCCATCCCCGACGGGGCCGCGCCGTAGGCCGGATATCCGCAAAATCGGCGGATATCCACCTTTTCGGCATCCGACAGCGGGTTCACAGGATGGATCCGTCACCGCGGCTGAACAGGATTGTGCCGGATCCTGAAGACGTAATCGCAGCGGCGTTGGCGATCAGGCTGTTGACGGACAGTATCACCCTGCTGTTCGCCAAAACCGGCATGTCGCTGGCGTTTGCCACGACTGTAGAGTCCGAGCCGAACCTGATGTAGGCCAGGACCGTCGATGCGTTGGTGACCACAACCGTGTCGCCGCCGCCCGTTAGGGCGACGTTCGACGAAACGCTGCTCGCTGCTAAGCTCACAGTGCCAGTTGGGCGGAATGGGCTGATCGAGCCGATCGGCATGGCGGAAGAGCCTCCGTATCGTTGTTAGCCGATGTGTTCGATGATGACGGCGCGCTTGTACGCGGCGTTTGTCGCTGTCGGCACGGTGGTGGAATTGGTCGTGGTATCGGACGGCGCGCAGAAGCCGCCGATCCAATACCAGGACTGAGCGATGATCTGCTGTAGGCGATCGATCGCCTCGCGCGTGACCATGGCAATTCCGTCGACTATGGTTACGATCGAATCGGCCGGCGCGACGTCGCTGGTCGCAATGCCGGCGAAGTCACCCTCGATCAAGGCGCCCTGGCCGCAGATGACCGGCCGGCGGACCATCAGCCCGGCAAGCGACGGATGCGGCTGAACAAAGGCTTCGGTCGTCGGAATGAAACGCAGGCCAAGGAAGTCGTTCGTCATGCCGTTCTTGAAGACCTGATTGGCCGACGTCGCACCCTGAAAGAGCTGCTTGAAGTCGGGGTCAGCAAAAAGCTGGCGGGAGGAGACCGGATCGAGATAGCAGTTATAGGCGCCGTTGATTTCGGGCACCGCGTTGAGCCGCAATTTGGCGACCGAATCCAGAAGGTTCGCCATCGAGAGCGTATCGGACGCGAGAATCTGCGACGTGTTGCCGCGCTGCGACGGACGGATGATCGACGAACCGGTTGAGGCGATGACGGTGTTTCCAACCGTGCCGTCGGCGACCGTGACGTTGCCGGAAAAAGTCAGCGTCCCGGAAACTCCATTTGGAGCGGTGGAAACGTTGGAGGCATCGGCGGTGACGCCGATGAGGGTGTAAATGTTGGAGCCGACAGTCACCGTCATCGTGTTGGTGCCACTAACGGCCTGCTGCACACCGTTAACGAATCCGAACTGGAAGCCACGGATATCGTCGACGGAAATCGTGGCTGCCGGCGCCGGAAGCGTGACGCGAACACGCGTATTGCCACCCATATATGCATTGAACAGCGCGTTCCTGCCCAGTTCATCGAGGCTACGGGCTGCCTGTTCACCGTTCGTATAGGCATTCTGCAGGAACTGCGAGGCAATGCCGACCCGCTGTGTCACAACGTTCAGATCGGTCGTCGCCGCGTAGAGGTTCATCGAGAGCGTGAATTGCTCGACGCCCCAGGTAGTCGGCGTCAGGCCGTTATCGAAGTTGGTGTTCGTGGATGGAACCAGGGGCGTCGTGACGCTCGGCTTCAGGCCAGCGCGGGTCTTGGTCAGCGTTTCACCGATACCCACCGCAATGCTGATGCGATCGGCGCAGGCCCGATAGCCGAGCTTCGACCGCAGCGCCTGCTGAAACTCGCGCTCCAGAAAACCTTGCTGGATGATCGGCTGCAGCGAGGTCGGAAAGTTATTGATAGCCATCGATGGTCCTATGAATGTCGGGTGGCGTCGTCAGGTGTGACGGACGTTTAAAAACGATGTCTTGTCAGCACCGCGCGGGCGGCGGCATACTCTTCGTCGCTCATCTCGAGCGCGGTCTTCTGCCGGACCGGCTGCGATGCCGGGGCGACAGCGGCACTGGATGAAGACGTTGCTCCAAATAGCCAGGGTTTCTCCCGGCGAAGGCCGTCCATGATCTTGCGGCCATCGACGATTTTGTCATTCGCGTCGAGCGTGACAGAGGACAGATCGACTAGTTTCAGTCCGTCCAGGTCGATCATCCCTGCTCTGACGGCCTCGGTTCGCAAGTTGGCGGCAACAAGACGAGATTCGTATTCGGCTCGAAGCTTCTCGATTTGATCGTCAGCCGGCTGGGTATGCTGGTGATCTTCAGCACTCGGGTCTTCGTTGTTCAGTGGTTCATCCATTTCCAACTCGCGGTTTCACTTAAACGTCCTCGGCATCCGGGTCCTCGGGGAAGTGCTCTATGTCGTAATAAGCAGCGATTGCGCGCACCGCGATTTCGCGGCTGATACATCCGGCCGTTACCAGGGACGTCAGCGACTGAACATCCTTCTGACGATCTTCGGCAGTCGTTGGATACCAACGCGGCCATTTGAGGCTGAGCGAAGCGGCCGGGTCCAGCGGACCGACCTCCTGCCCCAGCACAACAAGGGAGTACGCCTGCGAAGCCCGGACAATCATCCTGGCAAGTTGTAACAGGCCGGCCTCGCCATAACTGGTTCGCATGTTGTCGGCCAACCAGATCAAACCCTGATTAAGCAGCTCCAGCGCGCGCCCTGACTGCGCGGAGGTTATCCGCTCGGGGCTGGCCCGGTTCCCGTGGATGCTTTCCAGCGCCAATTCGCGCAGTGTACGGACATACTCTATGACCGCGCCAGATGCAGTGCCGCCGATCTCGAGAAGCCGCGCGTCGCCCTTTTCGGAAACGACCAGGGCGTTACCCGCCCCTTTGACCATGTCGCCATCGGAAAAGGCTGGATCTTTCAGCAGAAGCGTCGGATCGCTGCTATACTTCAGTCCCCGGCCGACCTGGCTGAGCTGATAATCGATCTCGACCTGGGTGTGCATCGCGGCCGCAAATGTGCAGACACCATCACAAGGATCTCCCGTCCCGGAGAGACCCGGCAGGTTCTTGATCCAGATGATCGGCACGGCGCCGAGCTTGTGCGAAACGGTTCGGGCAGTGTCCACGATGGCGGGTGATGGTATTCCGACGGGCACCGGTTCGAACCACGTTTCGCTGCTTGCATCCCAGCTTCGCGCGAACCAGTATTGCGCACCCGGATCGTCGATATCGTATCCGTTGGCGATCAGGTTGGCACCGGAAACCTTATATCGTTCATCGACACGGGCAAGCGTATCGGGAGCCTGCGGGTCCCACGTTGGCGTCAAATACATCGTGTCGAGAACATCGACAAAGATCCGCCCCTGCAGCACCCGCAACAGCAGCGCCACCGACCCGACCGCGCCTTTCATAGCCGCCTCGGTCATCGTGAAATTCAGCCGGGTTTCCTTTACGATCCCGGAAAAGGCGTCGCGAATCTGGGGGTCGCTGCTGTCGATCGCCGGGAAATGCCCCTCGCTGAACAGCAACGAAACGCTGTCCTCGACTACGATCCGGCACAGCGGATACCTAACGCTTGGACGACGCTGACGGAGCGGGATGTATTCGCCGCCCGGCCCACGCTCCTCATGAAAGTGATAAGGGAGCACGTCGTAAATCGTGCCGTCCAGCATCCGGTTGAGGATATCGAGCCGGCGGACGCGATCCGGGTAGTCCGGATCGCGGGGAACTAGGTCGCAAAGAGTATCAAACACCTATTTTCCAATACTTGCTTCGCGTTACATTCAGCGATTGAAGATAGAAATGGCCAAGGGGCCCACTGCCCGCGGCCGATCGGCCAATGTCGTAAAGGCCCTGACCAGGGCGTCAACCTGATCGTCTTTATGGCCGTACGGAAAATCACGCATCTCATCGATGAAGGCAGGGTTCCACTCTCCCCTCGCGATCGAGACATTGCCTGCCTCCACCTGGGAGGCGAGGGGCATGGCCCGGGTGGCCTTTGAACCGGTTTCTCGTGCCGAGATCACGTGGAAACCGGCAAGTTGCCGCGTCAGGTAGGCCATTTGACTTTTGCCGGCCTGACCGGGATCCTCCGGAATCGCCACGATTACCTTGGTTCCGTCCTTATGAGCACTGCTGACAACCAGTTCCTCGACCTGATGCGGCGTGCCGCGAATGCGAACAACATCAAGCACAACGTAACGGCCATCCGAGCGTCGCAGCAGTTTGACGCCGACCGTCCAGTCCGGGTCGTTCTGGCCCGTTGTTTCGGTGGCGGCCAAATCCCAGGCTCGCACGGCAACTTCAGATGCGCCCGGCTCAGGCGGCTGCACGACCGGAATGCGACCGACGGAAAATAGCTGCCCGGCCGCGGGAAGCGGAGTCTGCTGAAACAAGGCCGCCCACGCCCGTTCTCCCATCAACTGCCGCTTCCGGATTAGGGCATCGTAGTCCTCCCATTCCGGCCAAAGCGGTGCTCCGATGGCTCGCCCGAGCGGGTCGCCCGGTTCGGCGAGAGCGGGTAAGCGGACGACCCGCCATTCCGATTTAGCGTGGGCAAGCAGTTGGCCACCCAAATCGTCCGGATGCCATCGGGTCATAATCAGAACGATCTTGCCCCCCGGCTTGAGTCGGGTTGTGAGATCCGACTTGAACCACTCCCATACATGATTTCGGTGCCGCGGACTTTCCGCGTCCGCCTGAGAGGCGATCGGGTCGTCTATGATCACCAGATCGGCACGCCGCCCCGCAATGGCTCCGCGGACGCCGATCGCGAGGTATTCGCCGCCGGTAGTAGTTGTCCACTTGTCGGCCGACCGCTCTTCTCGCGTGACGCTGAAACCGAGATAGTTTTGCTTTTCCAGGATCAGGCTTCTGACACGACGACTGAAATGCTTGGCTAACGATGCTGAGTGACTGGCGGTGATTATTGACGAACGCGGGTTTTGGGTGAACCACCAGGCCGGGAAAATGACAGACGCGTAGGTGGATTTGGCGGACCCCGGCGGCAT